TAACCACTTGAGTTGTGTTGCCGTGCGGGCTTCAAACAATGCACGCACTGATTGAAACGCTTCGGCTGCGGTTTCGGTGTAAAGGATGTTGACTTTGACTTCGACGGGTTCGTACTTGCCGACCGTGGTCAATGCGAAGTTACCATCGAAGGTGTAGGCTTCGCCGGTGACGACGGTGGCGGTGGTGACGTCGATAGACTGTGATGAGCCGGAGATATCGACGTAGGCTGCGCTTACTAAGATGGAGACGGTAGCCGCCGCTCCGGTGACTGCGCCGGTTGTTTGTGGCATGGAGTCCTCCTATTGGATGATTTCGGTGATGGTAAGCGTTGCGGTGACGGCATCGTAATATCTGCCCGATCCTTGTGGCCACTCGAGCACCGTCGCTCTGAGCGAAGCGTTGCTCAGTACCCAGGTCGGGGCGATGAGTGTGCGTAGTGCGTCGTGGTAGGCGGCGAGGTAGCCTTCGAGGCTTCCGGCGATGTCACTGAGCCCAAGCCCAAGCCCTGCCGCACGAAGGAGGGCGACGTCTTGCACCGTCCACTCCGCTTGCATGACGTGACCCGAGCCACCCAGCGTCGTTGTCCGTGTGCGAGCCGAGGCGAGGCCAATGGCACTGACAATGCGGGTCGGCACGTCGGCGTCGTCCACTTGGTCTTTGAGCGTGGTGCCACGAAGGACGTTCATAGAGTAGCCGGTGATTGACAGCGCACAGACGGCGCCGATTATCGTCGTGAGTTGTGAGCCCATACTATGACCGCCTTCGGTACGGCTTGAGTAACGCTTCGGTATCGCGTGACATTGCCGAGGTGACAATGGTACTACCGTCGGCAGAGATGATGCTGTTACCAAGGTCAGGCGAGCCGTCTCGTTGGCGATACATCTGCGAAGCGAGGCGAAGCGTTGCTTGGATGATGTTCGCCGGTGCGGTCAACGAGTAGCCCCACCGTCCAACGATGGACACGCTGGCTTCGGGGGTATCGGTGTACTTCCAGACGTAGCCCGATGATTCCTTGATACGCACTGCCCACGCCGGGGTGCGATTGGGTGACAGCAACACGACGGAGCCCGTGGGCACTGCGCTGCCGTCGCCGTTTGTAATGCTCGTAATGGAGATGAGGTCGTAGTCCGTGCCGAGGGTGTATTCGTCGATGAGGTCGCCGTATAGTCCCGAGCCGAGCCATTGCGTGTTTACAATCGGCGTGAATTTCCGTGTGGTATCTGCCGATGCCTCGAATACTCGGTTGGTGTAGCTTTCGACGGTGGCTTGCGCACGGTCGATACACAGCGACAGCAGGGTGTCATCAGTGGACGCCGTGATGCCCATGTAGCTTTTGAGCAGTGCTGTCGTAGTGTAGGCCACGCTATACCACCCGCTTTTTCTTTGGCGCTTCGGTTGGTGCTTGGTCTTCCAGTGCGACCGCTGAGCCTTGACTAATCAGCACCGCGGCGGCCTCTGGAGTGGTTTCGTAGATATCGCCGGGTTCATAGACGACGTGTTCATTGCCGACACTGTGAACGAGACGATGAATCATTTGTACTTGCATAGGACATCCTCCGTGGTGTGAGGCGACGCCGAAGCGCCGCCCCGCTTGATATTGCTTAGGTGTTTACGCCGATTGCGAAGGCTTCGGGTTGCGTGACGTCGCCACCGTAGCGCCATGAGGCGACGATGTACGTGATGCCCTTGCGAACATCGCGCCAGCGGTCAATTTGCACGCCCGAGGTGCGCTCACAAAATGCGTAGTAATTGAAGTTACCGAAGTACAAGGGCTTGACACCGGTCGCCCCGATGGCCGATGCGGATTCGCTCAATGCCACACGCCAGCCCTCGGCGTAACGGATGCCCGCTTCGATGGCGGTGATGCGGTTGTAGTTGGTGAGGTCAAGGGTGCGGAGTGCGCCCCATGTTGAATTACGCATAATCCAGCCGGTTTGCCCGTTTTGCAAGTAGTTACCATTGACGGCGGTACTTACGGCGATGACTTGGGCATTGGTGACTGCGCTGGCGCCAAGATTGACCGTGTTTGTTACGCGGGTGACAAGTCCATAGGGCTGGCTTGAGCCGGTGCCCAAGATGATGTAACTATTGGCGGAGACGGCCGTGGCGCGGGCGATTTCGACCTGCATGAACTGCTCGAGGTTGCTCGATGAGTCCGCCAAGAGTTCGTCAGTGACGGCGAATTCAAGGGTGTCTTTGTAGAGTTGGATGGTGCGGCTGTTGGCGAGGTTGGGTTCCGATGCCGTAGCGGTGACACCTTCGGCGACGATCCCAGCGGTCGCTTTGGTCGACTGTGCGGGCATGATGTGTTTCCAAGATTCCGTGGTTACCCGGGTGAAGGCAAATTGACCGAGCAAGCTCATGTCATCACGCTTTGCGGTGATTTCACGGTTGACCGTGGTGGGTACGGTGAATCCGCCGTCGTTGTTGGTGCCTTCGTTCAACGTCTTAAAGGCGTGGTTCTTGGCATTGCTCAGGACGTTGAGTTCGCTGTTGTCGGCCGTGCCACGGACGTAGCTCTTATAAGCCCGCTCGTAGTCACGTGAGGCGAAGGCGTCGGTGTCGTTGTCCATGGCAATGGTCTTCACGGCTGGAGCGGGGGCGACGATGGTGCCACCGTTGACGGGTTCGCCGGCGACGTTTTTGAGTGCGGTCACGACGGCGTCTTGCACAATTTGGTTGATGTTTTCCACAGTAGTTCCTTTGAGTGATAAAGATGGTTGGGTGTTATCGCTAGGGCTCAACGTCGCCGTCGCAGTGCGCACGGTGCCGTCCTGAGTTGCCTTCACTTCGGTAAGTGTCCGGGGTTCTGCCGGAGTTGGGGTCAGGGATATTTCGCCGACGACCCAGCGCTTAAGTTCGCCCGCTTGGCGGACGACGAGGTGACTGAGTGCGCCGGTGCTGAGTCCCAGCGCCCCGCTCTTGACAAGCTTCATCACGTCGTCGATGTAGTCGAGTCGTTTGTCTAACTCAATTTCGACGTCGATGCCATCGCCTGCCGGTGTCCACGCTTTGACCGTGCCGATTTGCCCACGGATTGAGCCGAGCCCGTGGTCGTAGTAGACCGGCGTGCCGACAAAGCTCCGAGTATCGCCAAGGTCGGTCGACTTGGTGAAGATGTCGCCGGTCAAGTCTTTGCCACCGTAGACGATGCCACGACCACGGACGACGTAGTCGCCCACTGCCTTGACGCCGCTGCCGTAGGATTTTACAAAGTCATTCACTGCCGACCTCCGAGTAAGCGACGGGCCAAAGCCTTGACTTCGTCCCCTACTTCTATTGTCAGGGGGGTGTCAAGGGGAAGATTTGTCATGGCTACGGCTTCTTCGGTCTCCATGGTTTCTATCTCGGCTTCCATGGGGACGACTTCGCTCATCTCCATCGTTGGCTCCATCGTCTCCATCACGAGCTTAGCTTCGGGGATAATCCAAAGCTTACACAAGGCGTACTCTTCGATGATGCCTTCGACGACGGCGCAGTTGCCGTCGGGTTGATAGAAGTAGCAATTTTCGCACGCCATACCTTGGGAAGCGAAGGGGTTCTTTGCCGCCTCCATGTAATGCGCACCGTTGGCGCCGATCCCTTTGTTAAACTTGCCCGCTTCGTGGGTGACTTCGATGAGCGACGACACCATCATGCGCTGCCGTGTGTTGAATTCTGCGCTCATCTCGTACATGGCTTTCATTGGCGGTGGCGACGTTTCGTCGTCTTTCAAGTCGTCGCCAAGTTCGACCATGTACGACTTGATGTTCTCTGCCATGCGTCGCACCTCACGGATGCGCTTCATGTCGGCTTCGCTGTGACGGCGTGATACTTTGGTTTCCATGGTGTTCTCCTTCATAATCTGATTTGCCCAAGTGCGTCCTTCGTCTCCACCCCAGCCAAACCACGCCTGCCAGCCTTTGCCTTGCTCGTCCCACGTGGAGCCCTGCTTGTCCACTTCGTGCCGAGCGAAGTAGCTGACCATGCGTTGCACCGTATCAAGCGAAACGGGGTCACGATTCGCTAACTGATTAGCCCTCGCTAAGCCGACCGGTGTCATACCTTGCTGGCTTGGTGGCTTCGTCGCCCTGACGTCTA